ATAAGAGAAGCCATGAAATAAGTGAAATTGATTCAGAATGGATGGGGAAAGAATTAAAGCCTGAAGGTAATTGGTACGACATCATAAAAAGATAATTGGAGCTGATCAGGATGACAATGGGAGAGCATATAGAAAAAACACAGCCTCAAATATATAATTTTCTGATTGATTGCTTTGATTTGAGTCTGAGAAAGACCGAAAGAGTTGAGCCAGTTGAATTTGCAGAAGATGACTCAGTTTTTAATTATTACAGGGAGATGATGGAAAAACCGAGGGGAGTGAAACTCTGATGGATCAAGAAGTAAAAGAATGGATAGAGGAGCAGCTAAGAAACTATCCTACTCTTAAATCACAGATAAAGAATAAAAGAAATCAGATATTACATCAGGAAGATTATGCAGCTAAAGGTGTTAGTTATTCAAATGTTGGATCTGGGAAAACAAATGCTTTTTATTCTGATGTTGAAGATTTTATCGAGGATAAGCTGGATAAGTACCCGGATTTAATTGAATTGGAATTAGCTAAAGAAAGAATTGATAGCTCATTAGAATGCTTAACAGAAAGGCAAAAAAACCTTGTGGAATATAAATATTTTGAAGATTTAACTGACTTAGAAACTGTCTTTAGAATGCGAGATTATGAACATAGGATAATTAAGAGATTATGCAAAAATGATGAAAGCCTGCTTGAAGATTATAATGGGAAAGAATATTCCGTTCCAACTATCCAAAGAATGAAGCTAGATGTGCTTGAAAAGCTAGAAAATACCGGAATTTGTGAAATTGAGCAGACATTGAGCACTAATTGATAAGCTTTCAAGTAACAAACCTTGTAATGATGTGATATTCTTATATTGTGGATATAGGAAGATAAATCCACTACCTATATAACTTTCTTTTCATACAGCCTCGGTTGCACCGCCGGGGCTTTTATTATTTGTCTGAGATTGGATAACTTAATGAACAAAATGTATTTCTAGGGTGCATGGAGCGCTGCTGATAACAGGTATCCTCATTAAGCTTTGGGTTCAATTCCCAACTCAGGCCAGTTTACTACTTGTTTTTTCATACTGGAATAACTCGGAAGCTGCCAGACTTTCGAGTATCCTCCTTTCCCCCGGTTTCCTACTGCCGGGGTTTAATTATGCCAAAAACTAATAATTATAGAAATCGCTGTGGGCGTCTGCTGATACCTCCCAATTATAATATACATTTACCCGGTGTGCCCGCCGGTTTATGATGATAATTTTTAAGAGGTCAGTGAGAAAAGCGTTGCACTCTCAAAGTCAACAAACTCTCCGTATAATCTGGCCTCTTATTATTTTTTGGAGATGATAAAAGTGTTTGAGCCTCCGGATAGAATTGAATTATATCTTAGAAAGAACTTCCCTCAGCATGTCCATGGTTATAGAATGGGCTGGTTGAAAGTGGATAGAGTTGATCTAACGAAAAATAATGAAAGTTTCTTTGTCAGTGAATGTTTCCACCTCTACACTCGAGAGAACCAGTACAGTGAATGGGAACTATTTGGCACTGTGATTTAATGAAAGGTGGGGGGGAGATTATAGAGGGGGGGCAGGACAGTTAGTATTTAACTTAAGAGTAATAAGAGGAGATGTTGTCATTGTTTGAAATAAAATTTGGTGACATTGAATGCAAAAGATGTGGTGATGAATTTTTTAGTGATATGGCAACAGAAGAAATGAATGAGCACGAATTATGTTTTAATTGCATTACTGAGCATAAAAGAAAATTTAGTGATATGACTTTAAAAGAGTTTTCTGAGACCAAAAGAGAGTGCAGTCACTTTAAGATTTAAGGAATGAGGTGAGGTTATGCCTAGAAAAACTATTTATGAAAGAGATGGTTGGGATGAAAAGCTTGAGCTAATTGAAGGTTGGGCTAGGGATGGCCTTACTGATGAACAAATAGCAGAGAAAATGGGTATAGGAGTAACGACTCTGTATGATTATAAGAAAAAATACCCGGAGTTTCTGAAGGCCTTAAAAAAGGGCAAAGAAATTGTTGATCGAAAAGTAGAAAGCGCTTTACTCAAAAGAGCTTTGGGTTATGACGTTAAAGAGACTAAGAAAGAATCTATTTATAATAAAAAAACCGGCGAATATGAAATGGTAACTACTGAAATTAAGACAAAACACATTCAACCAGATACTACAGCTCAAATATTCTGGCTCAAAAATAGAAAGCCTGATGACTGGAGAGATAAGCGGCAGGTTGAACTTGAAACAACTAAAAAACTTGAAGACTTTTTTAAAGATTAGTTAGTGGGTGGTGATATGTTAAATTGTCAGCAGATTATTGATAAAAGATATGATCTCTGGTTAGAAAGCGAAAGCATTGAGAAAGATAGAGAATATAGATTAGCAGTAGCAAGCAAACTGATTGAATCAACTCATCATGAGGAAAAGGATAAAGATGTTCCGACTCCCCAGGCCAAAAAATTGCATAAAGAAATACAAACTGACCCATCTCTTTTGATAGAGATGTTTTTTGTTATTGTAAACAAAGAGCAGAAAACAGTGCCTTTCTTCTTAAATAAAGTGCAGCAGAAATTTTTAAAGCAGCTGAAAAAAGCAATTGATGATTTCAAATCAGGTAAAATAAATTTTATTAAATTTTTAGTCCTCAAAGGTAGGCAGCAGGGATTTACCTCAGTAATAACTGCCTATCAGCTGGCATCTACAATTACCAAACATAACTTTGTAGGCATGACAGTTTCTCATGAAGATGATTCAACAGATACTATATTCCAGGATAAAGCGCGTTTTCCTTATGATCAGCTGCCAGAGATAGTAAAGCCCAGGGAGAAATATAACAATAGAAAAGAATTTCTCTTTGATCACCTTAATTCTAAGTGGAGAGTTGCAACAGCTGGTAATAAAGATATTGGCCGTTCTAAAACTTTAAACTTTTTTCACGGTTCAGAGGCAGCTTTCTGGAAGAGTATCCAGGACATTCTTTCCGGTTTAGGGCAGGCCATTACAAGAGATAGTATTATTATCCTAGAAACTACTGCCAATGGTTACAATGAGTTTAAGGAATACTGGGATGATGCTGTAAAAGGTAATAACAACTTTATTCCACTATTTTTTGAGTGGTGGGAAACACCTGAATATAGAATTAAGTTTGAAAATGAGAAAATAGAGAAAGAATTTAAAGATGCTGTCGATAATCAACACGGATATAGGGGTGTTGATGCTGATTTTTTCTCAAAGTTAAATCATTTGAGGATAGCAAAGCATTTAGACTGGCAGCAGCTATACTTTTATTTTAATAAAAAATTAGAGCTTAAAGATAAATTAGAGCAGGAATATCCCTGCAATCCTAAAGAGGCGTTCCTACATACTGGAAGGCCTTATTTTGATATAAATAAGCTTGATAATTTAGTAGTTCTTTTAGATAGAGACAAACACAAACCTATTAGAACTGAAAAAGGTGGGTCCATATCATACTGGAAAGACCCACAGCCTAAGAGAATGTATTGTATTGGTGCTGATGTTGCTGAAGGTGTTGAAGGTGGAGACGCTTCCTCAGCTATTATGTATGATGCTAAAAACTGGGAGCAGATAGCAAAGGTTCATGGTCATTTTGCTCCTGATGTTTATGGCAACATACTGACTGACTTAGCTTTGAAGTTTAATAATGCTTATCTGATGATAGAGAATAATAATCACGGATGGTCAGTGCTCAATACGGTATTTAATCAGAGACATTACAGCAATATACATTTTACTACCCGGATAGAGAACAGAAATGATGATGAGAGCAAGAAAATGGGCTGGACCACCACTGAAAGCAGCAAGTACTTAATGCTTGATGAACTGGATACAGCCTTAAGGAAAGATGAATTAATTATTCATGATAAAGAACTTATAGAGCAATGTAGAGAAGTTATTTATGATGATAAAGGCAAAGTTGATGTTAACGGCAAAGATATGGTTGTAGCAAATGCAATAGCCTGGCAGGGCCGTAAATACATCACTAGAAATATTGTTACCAAAGAAAAAGCAGACTGGAGACGCTAAGGAGGTGAGTTCGTGGCTAAACTTACTAAAGCTCAGAGAGCCTGGGCTTTTTATGAAAACGAGGTATATGATACTGATTACTTAAAAGAATATGATCTATTTGATGATACCAGGGAAATATTTAACCCAGTACCAAAGACAGCTTTTATTATGAATGCTCTTACTATGCAGCGGGAGATTAACCCTGAGCTTAATGAGAAAAAGACAGAGAGTGAATCAGAATCAGAAAATGAAGATAATGCAAGTGATAATGCAACTGATAATAAATTAGCTAAGATTAACGATATCTGGGATTATAATAAATTTCAGAATCAAAAGTACATGCTGGCCCTCTGGTTGATACTTTCTAAGGAAGCTGTTGTTGAACTCAATAAAAGAGATGATGAAATTATTTTTGTTATTCATGATCCAGACTTAGTTGAAACTGAGTATATGGGCGGAGAAATGGTTTATTGCAAGATTGAGGGTACTACAAAGCAGTTCGATATGGAAGAGAAATCATTTAATACTGTTGAAGTTACAAAAGAGTATTACAATGTCAGAAATGAAACTGGTGGCTATAAAGCTATTGTTGAGACAGTAGATGGTGAAGAGTCCGAAACACCTCTAGCATTTGATTTTATACCAGTTGTAGAATTTTCAACTGATTATGATATGGGGCCTCTTTTCAATAAGACTGATTATTATAACTTACTTGAAGCTTATCTTGAAAATATATTTTATCTTCATGGTGATCCATTAATTTGGGATAACCTTTCAGGTGAAATGTCAGGAGAAGCGAAAGAAAACCATAAAGAAGGGCGCTTTAAAGAACAGAGTGTATGGCATCTTAATAATCCAAATGCTAAAATGCAGTACCTTGAAATGCAGGGGAATGTAGCTCAGTTGATGCTAGATAAGCAGGAAGATATCAAAAAGAACATATCTAATGACTATCCAGAATATGTGCTTTCTACTCTCCTAAGTAATGGAGATCCTTCAGGTGATGCATTAAAGATTAAGTCAATCGAGATAGAGGCTAAGGTTCGCAGCTTAAGAGGTGATTTGGAGACAGGTATCGTTACGATTGATAATATGGCCCTGAGAATGCTGGGTAAATCAACAGTACAGCATGGCATTGGTTTTGGAGGAATACTCCCAGACTCAGTTAAACAGCTATTAGATTTAGTGAAAGGTTTAAGAGAAATTAATTTCATTTCTAGAAAAACTGGAATGGAAAAATTCCCAGATTTAATACCTGATGCTGAAAAAGAGAATAAAAGAATCAAAGAAGAAAGGAATGAAATCAGGGAAGAAATAGATAGCGAGTTGAGTGATCATGTTAATTCACAAGATTGAAAATAGGCTCGATGAGGAAGAATATGCAGATAAGTATATCCGGAAACTAGAACAAACCATCGAAAGTATTGATAATGACATAATGAAAATTTTTAAGAAGGCAAATAAAAAAGGTCAGTGGTCCAATGCTGAGATGGCAAAGTACAACCGAAAAGAAAAGCTTAGGAAACAGATTAGAAACCAGATTAAAAAGTATAAGAAAGGTTTTATCAGTGACTATAGAGATGATCTTGCTTCTATGTATAAAAAAGAATCTCTTTTTACCCAGGATTTACTCAAAGATGTTCCTGAATTAGAAATAAGCGATCAATTTGATACACTTCCTACTCAGGCCATTAAGTCTGAGGTTGTTGACTCGGTTCAGATTAAAGGCAAGACAATGACTGATTATATTAGCAAGTACAGCACTGATCTGGCTTTTAGAATTGAACAGGAAGTTTTTGAGTCAATTGCATTTGGTGAAAACCCCAATAAAACCAGTCGCAGATTATATGGAATAAGCGACCAGATGGGTAAAAACAGAGTTGATGCTACAACAAGAAGCTGGATGAATGCTATTTTTAACCAGGCTAATCTTGATGTATACCAGCAGGGTGGGATAGAAAAGGTAAGGTACCTGGCAACATTAGATGCAGTTACCTGCCCGGTTTGTTCGGCTGACCATAATAAAGTAATGACAATTGATGAAATTATACTGTTACCCAGGCATCCTTTTTGCAGATGCGCTTATAGTCCTTATATCAATACTGAGCTTACTGGCCCGGCTACTGGTTATGATGAATGGTTATTAGATGGCCGTAGAAGTCCAGAACAACTGCAGGCGGTTTTGAATAGAACTAAGAGATTTATGAGAGCTGGTAGGATTAAGAAGAAGGAAGGGCAAAGGTTGTTGGGTATTATTGGTGCTGCTATGAAGAATTCAGGTTAAAATATGACTAAAATTATAGAAGAATGCGAAATTTGTAATTATAAACCAGATAAAAAGGATATTGAAAGATGCCCTAATTGTGGAGGCAAAATAATTATCAAAGTTGAGGAGGGATTAGATGCCAAAGGAAAAGAAAACAATTATATTAGATTTTGACGGTGTTATTCACAGTTATAAATCAGGCTGGCAGGGTGCTGATGTTATCCCGGACCCACCAGTTGACAATGTTGATAGTGCAATACAATTACTTAGAAAAGACTTTGAAGTTGTTGTTCATTCTTCTCGCTGCCACCAGGAGGGCGGACTGGAAGCAATTGAGGATTGGTTAATCGAACATGAAATTGAAGTTGATGATGTAGTTAGAGAAAAAGTTCCCGCTGTAGCAATAGTGGATGACAGAGGAATTAATTTTGGTGGCCAGTGGAATGAAAAAGTAGTGAATCAGATTAAAAACTTTAAACCGTGGACAGAAAACTAACACCTGAGAGGGTGTTTTTTTAATTCCGGCGATTTAGAAGGAACGGGCTATTTTAGACGGGCTGACTAATGAAGACGGGGTAATGTATATAAAATACTAAAATTAACCGGCGATACTGAGAGAACTCTTAATCATTAAGTGGTCTCAATACTGTAGAAGACGGTAGAGGAGTGAATATTAATTATGTGGATTAACGGAAGATTTGTA